CTCATGTACGGGTGGGGGGACCCAACCACTTACGGGTTAGGTAACCCAATGTCTACCGACATACCTGAGAGCGAAGTCGCGGCTCGGATGCGAAGATTTATGGAGGAATTTACAGTGACAGATCATGAGTGGATTGAGAAGTTGCGCGATGCGCTAAAGGTCCCGGGTATCCGTTCGACGGACGAACCCGATGAAGTTGTGAAGGCATTGGAGACCGAGGTATCGACCCTTCGCACGACCGTTTCAACCCAGAAAGACGAGATCGCTGATCTCACGAACGCCTCACAGGATGTGGACACGGCGCGTCAGCAGCTCGTCACGACGTTGCGGGAGGATTTGGATCTCAAGGACGTGCGTTCGACAGATGAGCCGGAGACGGTCTTAGAAAAAGTGACCAGTGAGGTGACGAGTCTCCGCGAGAAAGTCGAAACGCAGAAAGACGAGATAGCGGATCTGACGAAAGCTGCCGAGGACGGCGAGGCGTATCGGGAGGCGCGTGTTGAAGAGGCGATCAAGCAGGGTAACCGTGCGTATGGTGACGAATTCGATGAGGCGTATCACCGCGAGTATTACGGCGACATGCCGTTAGAGAAACTCGAAGAGCATATCGCACACAACAAGAAAAAAGGCGATGCGGCGTTACCGGCGGGCAGAAGATCGACCGACGACCATGAACCGCCCCCGGAACGAGAGAAGGTGGGCACGCGTCAACGGCAACGTCGAGGGCGCAGAAGGTAGCAGAAGCAGATAGGAAGATTGGAAGACAGGAAGATTGGAAGGGTGGACCCCATCCTTCCCTCGTTCTTCCGTCCTTCCCGCCTTCCAACCCATACAGGAGGAATAGAAACGATGGCTTTGAAAGAACACCCATTTTTGGTAACGACGAGCATCCCGCATGACAAGTCGACCATTACTTATGATACAACGAAACCGAACCGCAGCGATGCAGTCGGGAAGGTCTACAAGATCAACGACGGCAAAGCGGAGTTACCTGCCGATGGCGAGGAATTTGACGGCGTCATCACGGCTGTGGACAGTACGCATATCACGGCGGCTTACCTATTCGGCGGATTGCGGGTCCCGCTTGCGGATGGTGAAACGGTCACACGCGGCGATAAGCTTGTCGCTGGGCTGGGACCGAGCAGTGCGAAAGGGTATGTGAAGGCTGTTACGGTGCCTACAGACCTTGCGGCACTCGCTGCAACAGATATAGATACCGATCCGGAGAAGTTGGCTGCTTACAACGCCGCTCGGACACAGATTAACAATGTGGTTGCGGCTATGAAGGGCAAAGGCTCGGTGCTGGAATTTGACACAACGCACGCCCTTATGGCGTTTCCGGGATAGGTCAACAGACTGACGATCTTCGGAAACCCTTGATTTTCCGACAATAATGGGCGAGGGGACCTCGCCCCTACGAAAGGAGAAAAGACAATGGCTTTAATGACGACACGAGAAGTCGTAGAAAGGTATGGGAATGCATCGCAGCGTGCCGGGCTTGTCGAGCAAGCGGCGGATGCGGGCATGCCGTTTTCTGCGTATCTCGATTCTCAATACGATCCAGAGAAAGACGGCGAGTTGGGTGCCGATGACGAACGGCTTTCGGCGTTTGAGGTTGTGCTTGACGAGTTAGAGATGACCACCGTATGCAATCCTGCTGCGGGTGTTTGGCCGACTCGCTGTGAGGAAGTGATCGGCGATCCTGGCAGAGAGTTGGCACTCAAAGAGATGTGTTTGAACGCGTATCGGAGTACGGTGTATCGCCCGCAGATCGAAGCGGCGGCACGCAAAGCCGAAAGACGTGCGCGTTGGGAACGTGCGGGTACCTTCCAGGATGTCCACGACACCCCGCCCGGCTCGACGCTCACGCCTTACCACGATGCGATGGCACACTGGGACGAAGATGTGGAAGTCGATATCGCGCTTGAGGAATTGACGACGCGCATGGCGGAGACCAGCAAGAAAGATTACCGCGCCACGATCCTGGAATACGATGAAGATGCGTTCCGTGAGGAGCAGCGGACCCCTGGGGCGGATCCCCCGATGGCGACCTTCGACACCTCCGAACGCCCCATCCAGCCGAAAAAGCGGATGCTGGCGATCCCGTTCACATACGAGCATCTCCGAGAAGTCGAGTTCATTGACAAAGCGATGGAACACGTTGAGGAGATCGGTGTCCAGCGGATCATGGCGAAAGTCGATGAAGGGCTTGAGACGATGTGTCACGGTGCCGGTGGCGAAGACCTCGGTGGCACGCTGATTCGGTTGCAGGAGTTGGATGCCGATGCAACGGATACGATGACCCCGAAAGCATGGCTCGCGCTCCAGAAGAAGTTCAAACGGTCGTATATGTTGACGTCTGCGATCGGGTATGACCCGGACATCACGGATCTCCAGTTGGCAAAAATCGCTGACACGAATGTGATGTTAGTGAACATGAACGAGCGTCCCAACGCCGTCATGAGCGGGTTTGGCGGAAGCTTCTCCGTGATGAACCAGTTATCGCAAGGGATTCGGGTCGGCTGGCACGACTACCTTGAGAACCGGATTCAGGCTGGCAGCGGAGGCGGTGCGACGAAGCACAATGCGTTTATCGTGTATGACAAGCGGAAAGCGGTCGAGTATGTGTCCCAAATGAACACGGACATCATCGAGACGACGCGGGATATGCTCAAGCAGGTTGAGTACATCGTCTGCTCCGAGATCTGGGGCTGGATTTCGTATCAGCCGAAGAAAGCGATCTACATCGTCGTGTTGGGCAACACAGGTGCCAAGGCACTGAGGGTGTTGGAGTAGGGAAGTCCGTAAAGGGCGAGGCGACCTCGCCCCTACGACACCTGAATGGAGTTCTTTATGCCGGCGACGATACTGACTTCCGAACATTACGATGCGGTGCGAGGGCTGATCGCGCCGGATGTCACTGCGGAGCATATCTCCGATGCGTATCTGTCGCAGCAGCCCTTCGCGCCGGATGCCGAACGTCAGATTCGCAAACGTCTCTCCGCGGAGGGCATCGATGTGGATGCGCTAACAGGTGATGCTCGCGACGAAGCACTTTTGGCGATGATGCATCAGTGTGCCGCGGAGTTGTCTTTGACGGTGCCACAAATTCTACGGACCACGCAACTCGAGATCCTCACGGAGGTTCAGAGCATTGACTGGAAAGAGAAACGGATGTTTCATCTCACGAAAGTCGAAGAAAAGATCGCCGATGTCGTGGAGAGCGTGGTTTCCACATCGGGAGACCGAGCGTCAAAGAAAGGGACACGCAGACTCCCGTTTGGTGCAGTGGGGACGGAGCGTCGAGAGGTCGGGGAACCGCGGCGGCCGTATCGGGGCGTGGTGCATACCTATAATGATTAGATGCGGGCGAGAGGACCTCGCCCCTACGGAGTGTATGGATGCGTTTTCGGATTCCGCCCCAGCATAAAGAAACCGTGACGATCGTTCGTAGATCGGCGTTTTTCAGGGACCAGGCAGCGGCAGCGGCGATGGCGTCAGATGTTGAGGAGACTGTCGCTGAAAATGTCGTCTGTATGCTGGCACCCGAGACGGATGGTCGGGCGCGGCAAGATGCGGTTCGGGTCAGTGCAGGCGTTCCGATCGGGCAGTCTGACTGGACGGCACTGCTTGAGAAACCGAATTCTGATATTGTCAAAGGCGATTTCCTAAGGCGTTCCGATGGAACGGAGTTCCGTGTGGAAGATGTCCTTTGGATGCAGGGAAGTCCCGTCATGCGGTTGCAACTTAAAGCACAGGGAGTCTTGTAGCGATGGTAGACATCAATTTTGACGCGGTTTTGAGAGTGGATATCTTCATTGGGAATATCGGTGAGCGGTTGCAGGATTACAGACGGTTCTGGACAGATTTCGTCGCGCCATTCACGTATGCGGAGATCGACGATATTTTTCATACGGGCGGTCGCGGTCTGTGGGCGGACTTGGATCCGATCTATGCGGCACGCAAAGCGGTTACGCATCCAGGGAAAGGGATTCTGCGTCGCGACGACACTTACTTTAAAGCGGCGACAACACCGAGTCATCCGGGCAGCTTGGTTGAGGTGAGTCAGACGGAGTTGGTGTTAGGGGTGAGTGGGTCGTATTTCGAGTCTACGTTCGGCGTGAACTATCCCGGGTTGCATGAAGAAGGAAACGACGCAACGAACCTATCGGCGCGTCCGGTGTATGCGCTCATCGCGGCAGGGGAACGATTTGAGCAGCAGATTGGGCAGCTCGGTGAGAAATGGCAGCGCGAGGAGATCGCTGTATTAGAAAGGAGTTTGAGATGAATGAAATGGAACATCAGCTTGTGGATAAAACGCTTGAGAGTATCCATGCCCTCGATGTCAAGATCGTTGAGCTGCAAGGTGAACTTCGTGCGATGCGTGAGCATAATGACGACCAGCACAAGGCACTTGCTGAGAAGTTAGACCGCTCCATCGAGACGGATACGAAGCGATTAGATGCCCATTCAAAAGAACTGGATAGCCACCGAGAGGAACTCGCGGCACTCAAGGAATGGAAAAAGGCTTTTGAAGAAAGCGTGCGAAACAGATTTGCGCTCTTCCAAAGTATTTCGGCAATCGGCTCGGTTATCGTCGCATACCTATTAAGTAAGTTTTTTTAAGGGAATGCCATGAACACAAAGAAAGTCGGACGCGAGACGGACGAGCAGGATAGCACCACATCGGTGTGGGCAAACTATTTGCTGGCAGCGGGTGTCATCGCGGGACTGATCGTCCTGGACATTTACACAGATAAAGGCTACCTTGACGGCACGATTATCGGCATGATACTCATGAAAGCGTTAGACGGACTGACAAAAATGAACGATTATTTTTTCCCCGGGCGGAGCAGATCCCCCGCTCCCAACGCCAGCAAACAGGAGAACTCTTAATGAGCAGAAACAGAGAAGCACTGAAACAACACCTCGAACACGATGAGGGTCGGCGGAAAAAAGCCTACAAGGACTCCAAAGGCTACTGGACGGTCGCCATCGGACACTTATTGGACGCTGAACAGTCCGACCGAGAACTCGCAGCGATGGGGCTTGAAGATGAATTGGATGACTGGGAAGGCTTCGAGGTCAACGATGCGCAGATCGATGAACTGCTTGAGATAGACATCGACGATACCCTCACGATGCTGAAGTTGTCGTTTGACGAAAGCGAGTTAGAGGCACTCGCGCCAGACCGATATATTGCGCTGTTTTCCATGGCTTACCAGTTAGGCTCGGTTATCAAGTTTCCGGCGATGGTCTCCGCGATCAAAAGGGGGGACTGGGACCGAGCCGCAGAAGAAATGCTGTGGTCTTGTGGCCTGAAAAAAAAGAGACGCTCCCAATGGTATAAGGATACTCCAGAGCGATGTCAGAAGATGTCGGACGCGATGCGATATGGGAGTTTCGAGAAACCCGAAGACCCTGTTACCGAGATCGCTGCATCCTTAAAACAGAGCGATCTTTCCAAGTACGCGGATGCCGAGTTAGTGACCGAACTTTACAACCGCTTAGGTAGAGATGCATGAACGAAACCAAACATCGACGCTCACAAATCATTGATGCGCTCTACGACCTCTTTGAACCGCTGCGGTCGGATTCAGATGTGCCTTATGGTGACGAGTTTCCACTCAAGGTCAAGACCGTCCAGAAAAGATTTCAGCATTGGACCGTTTTGGATCAGCAGGGGGCAATTCCGTGTTTACTTTTGAGTTATGACGAGGTGCTCCGCAATCGTGAGGGAGGGCCGGCTGCGGCGTTTGCGTCGTTGGGTGAGACAGAAGAATATCTCCCGATAGCTCTTGATGTGGTGCTGAAAGAGTCGTCAGTGACACCGAAGCCGATGACGGATCAAGTCTCTGATGCTATATATACTGTCGAAAGGCTCATCAACGGGACCCCGGATTTAGATGTAGAAGGCGTATATCGGACGAGAGTGCAAGAAGTCCACACGTCTGCGGGAAGAATCAGTGCCCTCCAGGGTACGCCCTTTGAAATTGTGAGGCATAAAATTGTCGTGACGCATGTATATCCATCGAATTCCTCTGTGTAAATGGAGGGAGACACATATTTTGGAGAATAAGTGGAATTAAAAAACTTTTGTCCATTTGCGTATCCAGTTATAGATTGTGGTTCTGTGCACACCTGTTATTTTCTGATAAAGCAAGCGTCTCTTCTCTTTTAAATCCATATCTGGAGGCAGTGAGAAGAACAAGTCGCGTGCGGCTATCCGTTCAGGAGTCTCTTGTGCCTCAGAAAGTTTTCTACGGGTTTCTTCTGATACGGTTTTACCTTTATGGGCCTGCCCAATTTTTCTACGATGTGGTTCTGATAGTTTTTTGCCATAAAGATGGTGATTTTCGCCCTTCTTCGCTTCGGAAATTTTGCGGCAAAATTCTTCTGAGTGTTTTCTGCCTTTATTCGCTTCGGAAATTTTGCGGCGGGTTTTCTTTAATATAATTTTACCTTTATGTGCCTCTGAAAGTTTTCGGCGATGTTCCTCTGAAAAGGTTCTATTCTTCTGGGCTTCAGACACTTTTTGACGGACTTCAGGGCGATTCATAACTTCTTTCATGGTTTCAGAGAGCTTTCGACGGCTTTTTTCAGAAAGTGAAGTGCCTCTACCACCACCTGTGCGAAGGTTATAGCCGTTGGGGGCAAGGGTATTGAACTTTGCAATTGCTTCTTTCTCAAGGGTGTCAAGGAATTCCGGAATAATGCCATCATGCAAAATTTCAAAGGTGAAAGCATCTTGTCCATATTCCTCAATAGCGTCTCTGACAGGTTGACTGCCCCTGCCTCTGAGATGATCGCGTATCCTCGTTTTCTCGGCATCATGGATCGTTTGACCGATGTAAGATTTACCATTGACAGTGTTCGTGATTTTGTAGATGGATCCCATAATGTGTCAAGCTCCTATAGGTTTGGGGACCTTGCTTGACATTTCTTTGGAAGGTTTGTTAAAATAGAAATGCCTTTAGCAATATCCAAGTTTAGCGACTAAGGTTGATTGTTTCTGGCATCGGGAGGGGTTGCACCCCCTTCCATTTACTCCTTCCATTATACTATTTTCCCCCGATTTTTTGCAAGAAAAAATGATGACCGTTCGGTTCGATTTTTCTACAAGAACCTTTCGGTTTTAAGGGTTACCAGTCGCCAGGAACCAGTCACAGAGAAGAAGGAATCACCCTCTTAACTGGAAACTAAAAGTGGAGCGAAGCGGAACGAACTGGTAACTGACAACTATAATGGAGGACGAAACAATGCCAACGAGACAAATTAAGGCCGAAAATACGTCTATGGTTTTTGGGCGGGGGCCTGACGTTACGGATAGGAACGAACTCGTCAAAACAGCGAATGGGAAGATACGGGAATATCTTGTGACATCGTGGGATCATGATGAGGATTCCGATCTTCTTGAGAACCAGGCACTGAGTCCAGGGCGTGCGTCTGTTTCCGATGAAATCAACTTTTTATGGGGGTCGGGTCCCTTTACTGTGCAGATCCCTTCAGAGGACGGGTATCTTGACCTGACACAGGCACTTTTGAACGATCCGAATCCGGTGAGTAAGAAGGTTCCCGATAAAACGCTTGTCGCAGCGAAAACGAATTTGAGCGACATCGTTGCGGACGGCTATTTCACTGACACAGCGGATGCGACGATAGATGCTGTAGACGATCAGGATTTGAAGGATACGTCGGTAGAGGTCGTTAAGGGTCAAAACCTGTCGGGTGCCGGTGATAAAACGATTGCGAACGACTTAAGCGGTTATGCGGATGCGTTGACGCTGACGATTGCTCCGAACGGTTCAGCGGATTTGACGAGTAGCAGCACGCCCGGGACCGTCGTGATTACCTACACAACTGCAGCGGGTCAGACTCGGACGTTTACGTTATCCTTCGCGAATTCAGTGAAAACCGATGCGCAGACGCGGGACCTCCCTGCGGGTGCAACGATAACGCGTGTCCGGACGACGGGTTGGAGTACCGGCACTTTTGACATCACGACTGCGGTTTCGGATAAAGATATTGCGAACAACTTGAGCGATTATGCGGATGCGTTGACGCTGACGGTCACACCGGCGAGTGCTGCAGCTTTGACGAACACAGGGACTCCCGGCACGGTAGACATCACATATCGGGGCGCGGATGGCACAGCGGAAAAGATCACGCTTTCCTTCGAAGATTCAGCCAAGACCGATGCGCAAATGACGAATCTCCCAGTGGGTGCGACGATAACACGTGTTCAGGCAACGGGCTGGAGTGCCGGTAAATTTGACATCACGACGGTGCTCGCTGCGAACATTGTACGGAACCCTGACCCGGATCGTCCGGGACAACTCCGAGTGAAATATACTGGGTCACTTACCGATCATAAGTTGCGGGTCAGAGGCGTGCGGCGTGTCGGACTCGCTTCAGGGGACACGCTCCCGATGCGAGAAGAAATCGAACTCGGTGCGGATTTCGTCACGGGAAAGTATTTCCACAAAATCAATCAGGTCGAAGTTAGGGATAACACGGATGCGGTTGTTGACTCGCCTTCAGGCACGGTCGAGATTACCTCTGAGCCGGGTGGCTATGAAACCACGATCAGGCTGGTCAACGATGATCCGGAGGGCTTGTCGTTTGAAGCGGATGTCGGCGGTGAGCCGCGGGTGGTGAATCGTGGTATCTTGATTAGCGGAGGCATGGAGATCGGAGATGAGATATCCGCCACCTATGAGATGCTCTCCAACCGTGTCGATAAACGTCAGACGCTTGAGGAGCGAGACACGCCGCAATTCAAGTCGATGATGGCAGTCGATAGAGAAGACCATCCCAGCGACCTCGATGCCCGTGATTTTGAGCGGGTCACGACTCGGTTCTATTCTGGGCATGGCAGATTTTTGATGCTTGATGGTGAGGCGGTTATCTGCAACTCCGTGGGATTGAGCGTTGAACACAACTATGATTTCGTCGCGGGGAAAGTGCCGGGCATGTTCCGTCGGAACACAGATGCCACTGCGCGACGCTTAACGACGGCAACGGTAAACACGAACTACGAGTCGGGCTCAAGTGAGGAAGATACGTTTATTCGCTGGGATGAGAAATATCGTAACCGCGAAAAAGTCAATGTGAGTGTGGCAACGTATCAGTGGCTTGGCAACGGGCGACAATTATCCGTCATCTACGCAATGAAAAATTGCGATATCCAGTCGCCGGTGCGGGTGCCAGCGAATTCGCCTGGGGTTGTCCCTGTGGATATCAATCTCAAAGCACTGCCACCAGAGGGTCAAACCGATGGCGAACTCATCGTGACGATTATTTCGGATGATCAGTGGATGTAAAGCGTTGTCAGTAACCTCCCAACCTCCCAACTCCCCTGACAAGGGAGAAGATAAGAGGGGAATCTTCTCCCTTGTCTTTCCCCTCTTATCAGAGGGGTTCAGGGGGCATGGGACAAGGAAAAGGATTTGATGAACAAAAATATTCAATCCCAACTTGATGCACAGATTGAAAAGAAACGGGCTGCGCAGGTCGTTGAGGTCTCGGAGGCACCCACACTGACATCAGAGATATTTGCGCGCGATGATCGGACTGAAGCACTCGTTGAAGTGAACTTCAGAGACGCGTCGGCTCGGTTAGTGGAGACCTCGGATGCTCCGAAGTTGACACGGGACGTGTTGGAAACGAAAGGCAAACCCGTAAAAACCGTGGAAATGTTCTTCGATGGAGAGATATTTAGTGTCAAGGTATTTGACGGCAAGCCCTTAAGCGTTGAAGTCACCCATTTGAAGTTGCTGATGGAATATGCGGATCAGGAAGGCGATCGCGCCGCCATGGAGGAACGGGATCGCGTGATTGCGAATCTGTTGCTCGGGAAAATGATGGCAGATCCCGTATTTTCCTATAAAGGTGAAGGACACGGACCGCCCATCGAGGCGCGTTCTGCTATCATGATAGAGGCACTCTGTAACGCCTTCGCTGAGGTCAACAACCCAACAGAAGATGAGATTTATCAAGTGACCGTCCGTCGAGGGATACCTGCCGATGCGTTCGCCCTGTTCGGTGAGAGTTTTGAATTCTACCCGGTGGGCGGTACATCGAAAAAGTATGTGGATATGTCGGAAGACGAACTGTCCGCGTCGGAAGCGAGGCAATCGGCACAACGTCGGGTGCTTGTGGCGAAAATGATTGTGGATCCGGAACTTTCGTATACACCGATGGCGGATGGTGAGGAAACCCCGTCTGTTGACGATACTGAGGGGTATCCTGTGGAACTTTTGTCGGAACGGTATCTGAAGACACTCCATGAGGCGCATCGCGTCATAAATATTCCGGAGGCGGGGCTTCAGTCGCTCCAGCGATTTCTCAGAACAAATAGAGACCCATCCGAAGGCGCGGCTGAGGGCGGCGAATCTGTGGGCCAGCAGCACGGCGGCAGGAAAACTTCCCAGTGAACGCGTCTGTAGGGGGTGTGACGAGAATTATAAGTTTACATACGACGAACTCTGTTACGAGGCGTACTGTCGGGAAATGGAATCTCGGCGCAAGCGGAAGAAGTAAAAGGGTCAAATGGGTGGGATTGATAGCCCCACCCATTTCAAACTAAGTTATCGGACGCTTTTTTGGAAGCGGTGCAGACTCATAATCTTCGTCAATTAACGAAGACTTGGAAAAGAGAGTCATTTATGCCGGCAGATGCCCAGATACGATTCAAAGCGACCAGTTCAGAAGCCCGTCGCGAGATCAATCAACTCAAAAGAGAGGTCCAAGAGCTGCGTCAACAGCTTGGACAGACCCAACGCGCCGCGACCGAATCGACGGTAGCGGTTGACAGGTTGGGGGATGAGGCACGGGAAGCGGCGATTGGTGTTACGTCGTTGGGCAGAAACATCTTCAAGACGAGTGCCGAGGCGAAAAGGTTTAGCGGTGTCTTTACGGATGCACAGGGTCGGATTCGTGAGGCGAACGGCGAGTTTGCGAAAACGAGAGAAACGATCGATAGACTCGGCGACGAAGCACGTGAATCGGCGCGGGACGTCGATCTACTCGGAGATAAACTTGCAAGGACAAGCAGAGGTCATACGGACTTCACACGTTCTACAGAGGGTGCGAGTCGTGGATCGCAAATTTTCACACGCGCACTCGGTGGGGTTGGCAGGGTTTTAGGAGAATTAGGACTCACTTCTGCGGTGCACCTGATTGGGCAGTTTGCAACGAGTTCGGTGCGAGCGGCTGGCGAGATGGAGCAATACGTGCGTGCCACCGAGCAGATCACGGGGTCGGCAAGAGCGGCTGCAGAACGGTTAGCTGCACTTGAAGAGGTTGCGAATCTGCCGGGTCTGAATTTTGAGGCACTCACGCGCTACTCAAATCGACTCATTGCAGCGGGTGTGAGTGCTGCAGATACCGACAAAATCTTATTATCAGTCGGGCAGACGGTCGTTTCGCTCGGTGGCACCGCCGAAAAAGCGGGGTTGGCGATGGAGCAGCTGATTCAAGCCATCCAACTCGGCACTGTGGATATGCGGGACTTCCGGACGATCGTGCAACAGATCCCAGGATTTCTTGAGGCGTTAGGGGATGTTCACGGGGTTGCAGCGAATCTTGATGGTCTCCATGAAGCGTTTAACAATGTGGGTCGGAACATGCGGGACCTGCTCATTCCGACGTTTGATGAACTGGCGCGTCGGTATGAGTCGCCGCCCCCGGAGTCCTATATCGTTTCGGTAGACAGGCTCCAAAACAGTTGGTTTCTCCTGCGTGCCGAACTGGGTGAGAAAGTTTTACCTGCTATCTCTGCGACGGCGCGCGGGTTATCGGGGCTGTTTGATGAGATTCGCGACTTCTTGGATGGCGGCGGCATCGCGACCCAAACGGCTACTGAATTCGCGGAGGGGTTAGAGAAAATCAATTCTGCTGCATCGCGACGCCAAGCACTCGAAGATCGGGTGAATTCGCTCAGGCAACTGGAACTCGCACTCACAGCGGAACGTGCAGGGCTGAGTCAGTCCTCAGATGAATACTTGAACCTTTCGAAACAGATACAGGCTGCGCAGACCGAGCAAGATCGGTGGAACTCGGTGTTGGAGCGGTCTCCGGCAGCCGCGGCATCGCTTGAAAGCGAAATTGCGAAACTCAATGCACGTTTTCAGGTGCTGAACGAACGGTTGAATCAACCGAGTGGCACGCGCACAGCGGAAAGCCTCGCCCAAACGCAACGGCAGTTTGATGAAGTTTCTACCTCACTGTCGGTTTTGAATCAACTTCTATCAGATGTTCAAAGCGGTTTCACGGAAACAGCGGATACAGTGGATACAACAACGCGCGGGATTGTCGGCTCTGTTGACGAATTCGGCGGGGTGTTCAGTGAAATAGACACCCGTTTTCTGACGTTCCACGAACGGGCAGCCGCATTGACAGGTGTCATCCGAGAACTTCCGCCGAGGATCACCGCGGTGCGAAGTGAACTGGATGTGCTTGCCCCGACGGCAGAACGCGTTGCTGCTATCTTCGGTTCTCTCAACACCTCACTTGTGGATAACCAACGTGAACTCGATGCCCTGACCGCTGTTACCCAAAACATCATCCAGGAGCTACAAGACCTTGAAGGACTGGCGCATGTCCGTGCCGTAATTGCCGAGCGCACGGATGTCCAAAATGTTAACCTCGTCAACCGTGCCATCACTGAAGCGGCGATGTCCATGCGGGACTATATCGGTGTGATGGACGACATGCAAGATAGGTTTGAAAGCACAGAGGGCATCTCAGATAGGCTAACAACGTCCATCCGAAACCAAGCCTCCGCGTTCGATACATTACGGAGTTCCGTCGCGGGGGTTTCGGCAGAGGTGTCAGGGCTTCAGGGACAGCAGTTAGGGGCGGATATCTTCGATCAGTTTGATGCGCGGACCCCCGGTCGCAACTTCGGTGCGAGTTTTAGGGATAACATCGGTCCAATTGCGGCGCAATTGGGTCAGGAATTGGCGAGTCAGGCGATTCGGACAGCCGGGACACTTCGGCAGATTGAACGGGATCGGGTTGAGAGCCTTGCGGACCTGGAGCGTGAGTATTCGGAACGGATCGTCGAGATAAACGAACGCAAGGCGGAACGCTTGGCGGATGTGGAGCGGCAGATCGAAGATGAGCGGATACGCCGACTCGCGTCGATTGAAGAAGCATTCGAGGATGCCGCGATTGCCGAAGTCGAGGCACGTCAGACAGCCGCAGATCGGATTCAGCAAATCGAGGCACGTGCCGCGGAACAACGGCAGCGGTTGCGGGAACGACTCAACGATCGGCTTCTTGAACTGGAACAGCGACGCGATGAACGGATACAGGATTTGAACGACGGGTTCATCGAACGTGAACAGGAACGGCAGCAGCGGATCCTTGAGATCACCGAAAACGCCGCTGAAGCGCGTGCAGATGCCGAGCAACGGTATGCCGACCGTGTCCAGGAAATCAACAATCGACTCTTTGAAAGCGTTAGCGAGATCCACCGCAGACTCCAGGAAGAGATCGAATCGCTGGAGTCGGGGTTTGTTGCGCGTCAGTCGGATCGTGCTGATGAGATCGTGCGTATCACGCAAGAGGCAGCCGATGCGAGAGCTGCTGCCAACCAAAGCTACGTTGACACGATGCAGGGCATCTACAATGACTTGGTGGCAGCGTGGGATGACCTTGAGGAAGGGTTTACCGAAAGGCAAGCGGATCGTGCAGCAGAACGGATCGAGATTGAGGAACGCGCCGCCCAGGATCGGATTGATGCTTACGCAGCATACAATCAGAGAGTTGCCCGGATTTCGACGGACTTGGTAGACGAGATTCGCGATATACAGGACGAGATTACGGAAGTGATCGAGGATGCCCAGACGCAACGGATCGCGATCGAACAGGACGCGATAGATGCGCGTGCGGAAGCGAACGCTGCATATACGCGTCAGCTTTCGGAAATCGAGACCGAACGGGAACGAGTACTCGAGGACAGCAACCGTCGGCTCGCGGCGATCCAGCAAGCGGCAGCCGATGATAGATTGGCAGCCGATCGGGACTATGCAGAGAGGTTCCAAGATATTCAGAACGACCTCGTTGAGAGGGTTGTCGATATTCAGCGGGATTTGAACGACACGCTCAACGGTTTGCGAGACGAGCAGTTGGATGCGGAGCAGGACCGCTTAGACAGTCTCGTTGACCTGCATGAAGACACGCAGCAGCGGATTGAGGACTTAGCGCGCAGCGGTACCGAGACGCGGGAAGATATCGAACGGCGATTTCAACAAGATGTTGAAGATGCGCGGCGAGAGGCTTTTCAAGATTTAGGACCTGATGCGACCCCCGAAGAGATCGAGCAGGCACAGAAAGAACTGACGCGACGGTTATTCGATCTCGGGCGCGAACGGAATCGGCGATTGGAAGAACTCGGTATCCAGGAGGCGCGCAGGCGCGCAGAGATTGCCCGAAGAGCAGCGGCACAGGAGCAGCAGATCGCTGAACAGGCAGCAGCCCGGCAGGCGGAGATCGCCCAACAGCAAGCGGATGCCAGATCCCAAGCACAGGCAGGGATCACGGCGGCAGAATCCGCGGCGGGGGTGACGTTTCAGGAAGCACAGGCGAACTATGTCCCGGCACTGAGTGCGCACGAACAGGCACTTTCAGAACATACCGCAGCCCTGAACCGAATCAATGCCGAGGCAGCGACAGCGACAGAAGCGGTCGAGCAATCCAGAACGGAGGCACTCCAAACGGGAATCGACGCAGCCGCAGTCGCCGCGCAAACCCTCAGCGAGGCACTCTCCGCAGTAACCGCAGCAGAACAGGAACGGCTATCGACACTGCAGACAGAAACCGCTGGGACCCTTTCAGGGTTGAATCAACAGATCACGGATGCCGAGACACGGACGGGATTATCGTTTCAAGAGGCACTTGAAAACTACACACCGGCAGTTGACTTGAACACACAGGCACTCCAAGCGTTGACGGAGGCACTGAACGCTACTGAAACCGAGCGGGTATCCGCAGTGGGTGCCGTAGACGCAGCAGGCGCGCTTGATAGACGCACGACCCAAACGGCGCAACAAGCATTGGAGACCGGTGCGGGTGTATCCATCGAGGAAGCACGTGCGAACTTTGTACCGGCATTGAGCAGTGCTGCGCAAGCGACATTGACGCTCAACGCAACCATGCGGGAGCTGGATGGCTCGTTCCGTGAAGCGATAGCAGAGATCCAGAACGCGGGGCTTGTGGATCGGCAGGCGACAGACGCAGCGATTCAGGAAGCCGTTGCGAACGCTATTTCACAGCAGACAGCACTCGAAACGCAAGCCGGGACGACGTTTGCGGATGCCTCTTTAGCGTTTCAACCCGGTATCTCCGATATTGCGCAAGCGGGTGTCGATCGGGACACGGCTTTAAGTGATATAGACCAAAGCGAGACAGCGGATATTGATGCCCTGGGCGCGCAATCCATTGCCGACAGATTGGAGACAGATGCGGCGATCACGGAGGCGCGGGATAATTACATCAAAGCCCGTGACACCGAGCTGTTCAAACACAACGTCGCGATCCTGCAACTCAATCAAGCCGAAGCTGCAGACATCAAAGGCGTGCGTGCGACGTTAAGCAAGAACCTTGTGAGTATAGATGAGAAGTTGGACCTTGAACTCGCCGAGATCCGGGAAGCGAAAATCGTCTTCGATACGCGTATCGGTGAGTTGATTGACGCTATCAACGCAGAAGCGAATCAGGATGTGAGTGCTTTGAAAGCGGATACGGCGGCGATGCGGAGTTCACTGGAAGAGATAGCGGCGGAAGCAAGAGACTCTGCGTGGAAAGAGGCACTGTTAAAAATTACTTCAACGGGTATAACAATTGCAGGTGTGGCGGCTGGAACTGCCCTCGGAAACCCGGTCGCGGGGCTTGCCATCGGGCAGGCGGCGGGAAATTTGGTGGAACAGGCCGGTAATGAGTTGTTCCATTTCCATCAAACAGATGCCATTGCGAACAGATTGGCGCGGCAAGCGGCGTTTCGGCGATCGCGTCCTGCGCCTGACTACCTGCCTACCCCTACGCAGTTACGGAATGCCGAAGACTTGGGACGTGAAGTGATTTCAGGTTTTTTGGATGGAGTGAATCAGCGAAGTCGCAGGGATAGTGGTTTGGAGGATGCCTCGCAGCAAGCGAGTTTTCCTGAAGAGATCAATGCTACAGTGGTACTGCAGTGGCCAGACGGCGCTACGATTGACTTAAGGGATCAGATGATTCGACTTCAGAATCAAGATAGATCACTGTAAGGAATATCCGCTGTAGAGTTAAACTTCTAAATCAAACTTTTTACACCATTTCCAGATTTTACAATGGTTAACATCAGGAAATTTTTGACGAAGGTGTTTTCGTTTCTCTGCTATATCCATCTCTCGTGGCAGAGAAAAGAAAAATTCGCGTGCGGCTACGCGCTCAGGGGTTTCTCTGGCTTTAGACATTCTGCGAAGTGCTTCATCTGTATAAACACCTTTTTTGCCTTTATTCCAAGCGGTTTGCCCTTTAGTTGACTCAGACATTTTGCGGCGACTTTCATCGGTGTGTTTTCTACCTAACCAATGTGGATTGCTAACTTTTTTCCCTTTGTTCCATGCAGTCTGAAGTCCTTTTTTGCCTTTATTCCAAGGGGTGTGACCTTTTTTAGATAGGGAGATTTTCTGTCGGCTTTCTGGAGTGTGCTTTTTACCATAGAATGCGTTATTTTGGCCTGTATTGGCTTTAGAGAGTTTTCTACGGTGTTCGAGCGACAATCTTCCACCTTTTTTAGATTCAGAGATACTGCGTTTCGTATTTTCGGAGAGTTTTTTGCCTTTATGCGCCTTGCCGATTTTGCGCTTTGTGTCCTCTGAACGAGGGACACCCTTGTAGGGGGAGGGTACGCCTTTATTCCAAGACGAGATGCCTTTACGATTTTCAGACATTTTCTGTCGGCTTTCTGGAGTGTGTCGCTTGCCTTTCATAGGTGAAACGGTGACACCTTTTTTTCCTTTATTCCAAGGCGTTCTCCCTTTGTTAGCTTCAGAGATTTTGCGTTTAGTTTCTTCCGAACACGCACCACCTCTCCCACTGGTACGAAAGTTATAGCCGTGCGGGATAAGCGTATTGTGTTTTTCAATCTCGTCTTTTTCCAGATCCGCAAGGAATTCAGGAATAATGCCATCATGAAGGATCTCATACGTAAAAGCGTCTTTGCCGTATTTCTCAATGTCTTTCTTGACTTCTTCGTTGCCACGTCCATTGAGATGCTTGCTAATTCTTGTTTTCTCGGCATCATATCGGGTTTGCCCAATATAGGCTTTGCCGTTCACGGTATTCGTGATTTTATAGATGGATCCCATAGTGTGTCAAGCTCCATAAAGTTGAGGAGCCTCACTTGACAGATTCTATTGGAAGGGTATATAATAGAAAATGCCGAAGCAAGATTCCGATGTTAGCGCAAAAGTTGATTGTTTTTGGCACCGGGCGGGGCTTCATCCCGCCCATTTTCTTCCTATTATTGTATCATTTTCCCCACTTTTTTGCAACAAAAAAGGAAACCGTCAGTCGTCAATCGTCAGTCGTCGGGTTTCGCAAACTCAACCCAACCTACACATCTACAAATCTGGTCAGTTGCCTCAAAATTACAAATTCCTGTTCCCGCCAAATATCTCTCCGCCCCCCGCTTTTCCAGCAACAGTATTGCGTATGTATTGTAAATCAGCATATTCGCGGGCTGAATCTGCTTCTTGAGAACGCCTCAAGTTAGGTATCCTATACAGAGCACTCAGTAAAGAAACGCCCGTTTGAAAAAGGTCTGCGAAGTCAATATACACGCACATTCACACATAAAAGATCAGAGTACAACGGA